CCTCTGTCTAGCAAACACCGCATCGCGCATTTTGTAATTAACTTTTCTTTCAGCAAACCCTTTTTTCACGAGCCAGTTTGCAATATCCACCCTCACTTCTGACTTTTGTCGTCCCTTAAACTCCGGTGGTTCCGTTAAAACACCGTCACCAGTAAAAGCGTGCGGCGGATTAAAAAATCTATCGAGAATAATGTCATATTCTGAACATTTTATCCCTTTATCTTGATTTAATTCTTCCCAACTCATCCACCGCGCTTCATGAATTTCCTTTTCCTCCATGGAAACTTCTTTCCTTTCTTCATTTTGAAGTTCAAAAATCAAGTCGTCTGGCAGCGTGAACTCTTTGCAGCGACCTATTATTTAGAAGGAGAGACCCTATGAATTCTGCAAACCGCACAGGCGGCGCATTCATTCGCGACCCCGAAACGGGCGTTGTGACCCGCGATGAGGCGAGCGAGCAAACGATCAATTCCGATCCGCCGCTGCGCAAACAGTCGGCCAACGATGAGGCGGAGCGTAAAGCTGTGCCAACGCCAAAAGCGAAGAAAGGACACTGATCATGCCAAAGCGTTATGTGCGCAAGCTGGCGATGCTGGCTAAGATTGAAACCACATATGGGGTAGATGCTGCGCCGACAGGCGCTGCCAACGCCATACTGATGACACAAGCCTCTATTGAACCCATGGCTGGCAGTGAAGAAAGCCGCAATTTGTTGTTGCCATGGCTAGGGCATCAAGGCGTCGTGCTGACAGGACAACATGTGGTGATTGAAGGTATGGTAGAAGTGGCCGGTGCAGGCGCGGCAGGCTCTGCGCCGGGCTACGGACCGTTGCTTCGTGCTTGCGGAATGGCACAAACAATTGTTGCCGGTGTTTCAGTGGATTATGATCCTGTCTCAGCCGGATATGAAGCCTTGACGTGCTATTACAATCTTGATGGTGTGCGCCACATCGTCTTGGGCGCTCGAGCAACCGTTTCAGTGGATCTAAGCGCCCAGAAAATTCCACACTTCAGGTTCCGAATTGTTGGGCTGCTTGGTACGATCAGCGATGCCGTGTTGCCTGTGCCAATCGTCACAGCATTTCAAACACCCCGTGTCGTTTCGAATGCCAATACGGATTTCTCCATTCATGGATTTTCCGGCATTGCTGAACAATTGTCCATTGATCTTGGCAACCAAGTTGAACCACGCCTTTTGGTTGGGGCAGAAAGTGTTGAGATCGTTGATCGCCAATCAACAGGTTCTGTCACGCTGGAAGCCAATTTGATGGCGGCCAAAAACTGGTTCGAGATTGCTGATTTACGCACGCGTGGCGCTCTTTCGATCGTGCATGGCACGGAGGTCGGCAACATTGTTGAGTTCACTGCGCCAACTGTTGAAGTCGGCAGACCCAGCCATGGCGATAGCCAAGGCATTTTGTCTTACAATCTTTCGCTCATGCTGTGCGCCAATTTGGGCAATGATGAGCTGAAAATCAGCGTTCGATAAGCCTGTTTCGATCGAGATTGGAAACAGGTTCGAAGAGGGTTTGAAGGCGGTTCTATGCCGCCTTCACTGTTTTATGAAAGGAGATGAGACATGAAATTCAAAGTGACGCAAAGCTATCGGTTCTGGTGGCCCGTGGTGGTGAAAATGCCGGACCAGAATAAGGACAACGCTGGCAAAGTTATTGAGCAGACGTTTGCCATGCAATTTATTGCGATGCCGCAAAATGAGCTTCGAGCCAAATATGAAGCTATTGCAGCTTTGCCTCTCGACCAGCGCATCGACCAAGAAACCAAAATGCTGATGGATGCCTGTGTCAACTGGGATGAGCAGGTGGTTGATACAGATGATGTCGCGATCAAATTTTCGCGCGATATTCTTGAACAACTGATGCAAAACAGCTGGCTGCGCATTGGTGTGATGAACGCCTATCAAGAGGCGATGAGCGGTGAGGAAGCGCGCTTAAAAAACTAGTCGAAGCCGGGCGGGCATGGGCATGCAGTGTATTGGGAGTGCATGATCCAACAAAACCAGCCCGGCTCGACAAAGAGACGACAGACGATTTCGCCCAATTGGGCGTGATCATCGAGGCCGGTGTCAATGAAACCGGAGACGATGATGTCTTTTATGTCTGGCAACCCAACTGGCCGAGTGTTGAGGCGTTTCTCGCCTGCGAAACACAGTGGCACTATGTCAGCGGGTTATCAGTCATGATGCGCACAGGCATCAATTATGCGGCGCTCGACGTGGTGCTGCGCCGCAAAAAGTCAAAGCCTCATGTTTTTGATGATGTGCGGATCATAGAGCGAGCTGCACTCACCATGCTCGACGAGGGGCGCAACAATGGCTAATCCATTGGTCGTGTCCCTCGTCATCAAGGGTAGCACAGACGGCGTCAAGGCCGCATCCCAACTGACAAAAAATGAATTGGACGGCGTAGAGAAAGCTGCACGCTCAGCTAGTGCGACGATTGCGCAAAGCAGTGCCGTTATGAACAATCAAGCCGCTGTATCCGCCCGTGTCGCGGCCTCGACCAAATTGCAAGCGCATGAAGTCACCAACCTCACCTATCAGCTGAACGACATGGCGACGATGATGGCGTCTGGCCAGTCGCCGTTTATTATGATGATGCAGCAAGGGCCGCAAATCAGCCAGATTTTAGGGCCTCGCGGTTTGGGCCAAATTATTCCGGCGCTCGGCCAAGGCTTGATGAGTTTAGTGACGCCAACCAACTTGCTGTTGGCAGGCCTTTTGGCGGTTGGCTATGCTGGCGCGACTGCTTACCGGATGATCTATCCGGAAGTCGAGCCGTTGAACGATGTCTTGGAGCGACAAGCCGCGCTGCTGGCTGAAATCAAAAAAGCGTATGACGCGGCTGCGAATGCCTCTGGCTCTTATGGGGGGCGCTCGATTGCCACTTTGAAGTTGTTGGCAGAAGAAGAAAACAAGCTGATCCGCCTTCGTCTCAAATCATCTGTTAATGATACTGGGTTGGAGTTTGGCTTGGTTGGCGGCGGTGGCGGGCGCTCTGGCGGGAGGCAGCGCACCGGTCCTATCTCTGAAGCCTATGATGCCTTGGCCAAAAGTTCGCGCGAGGGCAACCCAGATTTCAAGGCATTTCAAGAAACCTTGACAACAATTGCCAGCGACAAGTCATTTGAAGACAATGTGCGCGCGCAAGCGCTGGCTCTTATAAAATTCACAGAAGAAGCTGCCAAAGCACAGCAGCAGCTTGGTGAGTTCGGAAAGCGTGCAAATGCCTCCGAGCCGAATATTTCTTTGTTTCGTGAATTTCAACGGCAAGAGAAACAAACGCAAGACCGCATGCGCGAGGCCAATCGCGCGGCCCTTTTGGGGCTTAATGCGCGGTCACCGCAGGCCCAAGCAACGGCAGCGCGGACGTCAGAAGCCGCGCAATATAATGACAACGAAAGTGGTGCGACGCGGGGCTTGCGCATTGAGCTTGCCGGTACAGTGGCGCTGGCAAAAGCCAATCAAAATTTGATTGATATGCAGCGCAGCCGGTTGACGTCTCTCAATGAGACAATGGCAACGGCAGACCTTGACCTGTCGCTGATTGGCAAATCCGCAAGTGAGGTGGAGCGTCTCAAGTTGGAGCATCAATTGCTTGGCGCGGCGCGAGCAGCTGCGGCGCAAGCCGGTGTTCAAGCCGATGAGCAAGAGCTGGCGCTGATCCGCCAGAAAGCGGCAGCTTATGCTGAGTTGAAAACGCTAACGGATGCGAGAGGCTTTATTCAAAGCAAGAATGAGGAATTGGCCAAGCTGCGTCTGGAGCAGCAATTGATCGGGACAACAGCGAGTGTTCGTGCCGCCTCTATGGCTTCCTATGAAGCCGAAATTGAGATCCGCAAGCGCGGCCTTGATGTGCAGGGTGAAGAGGCCAAACAAATCCGCGCCAATGCAGCCGCGCTTGCGTCCGTGACCAGCGAACTTGACCGCCAAAAGGATGCGTGGGGCAAGGTTCAATCCGCGGGTGAGAATGCACTTGATCTGTTGGTTGATGGCGATTTCGATGGCGCTTTGAAAGAAGTTTCAAAAACGCTGTTGGACATAGCCGTTAAAAACCCATTGAAGAATGCATTGCTTGGCACGGAAAACGGCACGCTGTCTGACCTTGGCGGATTTTCAGGCCTGCTGTCCAAGCTGCTTGGCGGAGCCAATGACAATGCGCCGGATGCAGTTTCATCTGCACTGGCGGGGTCTTCCGTCAGTTCCATGAGTGTGACGGCGGCCAGTGTTGTCATCAATGGCAGTGGTGGGGGTTTGGCCAAGGGGATCGCAGACATCATCGGCGGCGGCAAATTTGAAGCCAATACGTCACTCGATGATGTTATCTCTGGCGCGGTGAACGCATCACAAACTGGCGGCGGAAATGCCCTGCGCACTGTTGGTAATTTCAAAGGCGGTGTTGACGATCGTTTAATGGATATTCTCAACATGGCCGCACAGAAATTCGGCGGGTACCAAGTGGATGCCATATCGGGTTTTAGGGCTGGTGATCCGCGTTACCATGGCAAGGGGTTGGCTACAGACGTTCAACTGACTGACTTGGTCTCAGGCCGCAAACTGGGCAATTATCAAGATGCGAGCTCCTTTGGCCAGTATGAAAAATTTGCTCAAACGGCACGCCAAGTGCAGTTGGAGAAATATCCTGAACTGACCAAAGATTTTCGGTGGGGCGGGTATTTTGGCGGTGGCAAAGGCAAGTATGGCGCGATGGATCAAATGCATTTTGATCTTGGCGGACGCCGCACGGGTATGGGGGGAGGCAGCTTTGAGGGCGGTCTTAACGACAATCAAATGCGTCTTTTCCCGGGCGCTGAAAGCAAAGGCATGACGGCAGCTGCCCGTGCCTTGGAAAAGTTCAGCACATCCACTGACGTTGCAACATCGGGTGTGTCGTCCATGGCCAAGGGCTTGGATGGAATGGGCAATGGCTTGACCAAGTTCGGTCAAAATTTGTCGCAGGCCAATTTGTCTGGTGGTGGTAGCGGCGGCGGGATCAGCGGACTTTTCTCAAGCATATTTGGCGGGTCTTCTCAAGGCAGTGGGACAACTATCGCCAGCATCTTGGCCTCTGGCGGCGGTGGGCTATTTTCCAGCGGGGATTGGACTGGCGCGGGTGGCAAATTTGAACCCGCTGGCATTGTCCACCGCGATGAATTTGTGTTCACAAAGGAACAAACCAACGCAATCGGTGTTAAGAATTTGAGAGCACTTGCCAAGGCCTCAAAAACGGGATTTGCAGAGGGCGGTTTTGCAGGGCGCTCGAGTTCCAGTTCAAGCGGAGCATTGGCAACAAACCAGAATTCACGCCCCAACATTCAATTTGTCAACAATGGCACACCGCAAAGGGTGACCAGTCAGCGTGATGAAGACGATGGCCAAGGTGGTCGGCGCACGGTTTACGTGTTGGAAGATATGATTGCCGCTGCGCAATCGCGCCCCGGGTCGCCCGTTGGCAAATCTTTGACGCGTGATTTCGGTGTTGGCAGACGCACGGTGCAGCGATGATTGCGCGCTGGCCGAGCGAATTGCCACGACCCTTACGTGCTGGATATCAGCGCACAAGCGGTGAGAGCAGACTGCGCACAACGAACGACAAAGGGCCAGCGCGCCAACGCCGCCGTTTTTCCAGTGTCACTGATACGCTCGATCTCACATTCATACTCACGATGAACGAATGGGCGCGACTGCTGCGGTTTTACCGCGAAGAGACGCTCGATGGTGCATTGCCATTCATCATGCCGGATTTTGATCGGCAAGGCCTTTCGCTATCAACGGCAACGGGTTCGAGCCTTACCACGAGCACAGGCCACAGGCTTGTCATTGGAGCAACATGGCTGTGCCAATTTTCTGATGCATTGCCTGTGGCAACCGTTATTGGCGTTCAGCGGCAAGTGTCATTTAGAGTGGATATTTTGCCATGAAGCGTGTGTCTCTTACCCGCCGTTTGGCCGCTGATGCTGTCTCAGACACAGATATAGAAATTGTCCTGGTCAAAATAACCCATGATGCGTTGGACGGTGCGATTTACTTGTCCAGCGACCCAACGCAGCGACTTTCCGTGGAACCATTGATCTATGGCACGCGCAGTGCGTGGAATAATTCCGAACTGATTGAATATTTGTTTTTGCCGATGAGCGCAATTTTGCCCGGCGATGAGGATGATACGCCGCCAAGCGGCAGCATTGTTATTGAGGCTGCGACGAGCCAAATGGCAAGTGTTTTAAGGTCCACTTTAGAGCAAGCCAATGTGGATATGGCCGTTGTTCTGGCCTCTGATACTAACGCTATCCAATATGAAGTGAGAGACCTGAAGCTGGTCGAACATTCGATTGGTACGAATGATATCACACTCACGGTGACGCGTGACCCGATCACCGCCGAACCATGGCCATCGCAGCGCATGACACGCCACCGTTTCCCGGGGTTGTTCAAATGACGTTGGCAAACGCTCAAATTATGTTCGCAAAGGCACTACAACAGACGGATTGGGTGCGGCTGTATCTGGGCGTACCTTACGTCGATCATGGTCATGACTATTTGGGCTGCGATTGCTGGGGGTTGGTAAAATTGGTGTTGGCCGATGTTTTTATGGTCAACATCCCGCTTTACCGTCAAGATTATGCCAGCACAGACGAGGCGCGAGAGATCCACGCGCTTGTCAATCGCGAAAAAAACAATCCGCTGTGGCAAAGTGTGGACACGCCCCAACAAGGTGACATTGTGTTGTTTCGGGTTGGACGCT